AGAAACTCAATGCCACTATCGCAGTTATATACAAGCCAAGGGCTAACGCGACCAGTGGTAATATGATGACAAATCCTATTATGATTGCCGTACTTAAAGTAATGGCTGTAACTAGCAAGCCCACTATCTCCATTTGCGTATTCCTCCATTTGTTTGAGGCCGCGTTCGAGTGCGTCCTGCACTGCTTCCTTTTTAATATATTCATACAACCATTCTTCGTAAAACTTGTCCTTGCACCAATGGTCTAATTTTTTATTGTTCTTCAGTAACCAAGCTGTATAGCTGTTGCTGTTAATACAGCGAATAGCAACCAAGTGTCTACCGAACTTAGTAAAAGCTGTGTAGTACGGACTTGTAACAAAATCCGTATAGCTTTTAAGCTTTGAACTACCTTGTGTAGTTTCATAGAATTGTAGATACGCTCTAAGTCCAAATTGAACTCCTGTTTCGGTTTCCTGTTGCCAACGACGCTTGGGCTCACACAAATGAGCTGTGAGTGTACTTTCTTTTCGAAAGTCTCTCTCACAGTATTTACACTTAAAGTTCAGACTTGATTCGCTTGTCATCCCACCCCAGTTCCTTGGCAAGTTGTTTAAGATCTGCTGTGTCGTTGATTTTCGCAAGTAACTCTAATTCATCCTCACTATAGGTTGGATATATCTGTCTTAAAAATTTAACTGCTTTGCTGTTTGAGCCTTCACGTTTCTTTTGCTTGATCCAATCGTGCCTGAATGAACCCATACCCGGACTCACTGTGGTTGCACTCAACCATTGCAGTTCGGGATGTCGACTGAGTTCAAAAAAATGTTTGTTTAAGTTTTCATTACACGACAGCAAATAGTACTGTTGTAGCTCTGGGCTACCCGACACACTCGAGCCCCAACGAATCATGAGAAAGTTACTGAATTTTTTTCGCTCTTCGTCCGTTAGCTCTCGATAGAAGTTACGATCTTTTGAATCAAAGGCTCGCATTTCGTTGGCAATGTTTAGTTTATCTGTCATACTGGATGATGTGGCACTGTGGCATCTTGTTTGCTTAGTTCGTATATTACTTTAACACGATCTAGTGCATCTTGTAAAGCAGGATTTGTTTTAGCAGCACGATGAATTTCGCCCCAAAGTTTTGAATCCATTATGTGGTCGTGTAATGGTCTACCGTCACTGGTTCTAGGATCGTAATCTCTACCTATTTCAAATCGTTGATCAGGAGGGTCTCCCATTAGTCTTGCATACACAACGCCGTCAACTCGTTCATATATGTAAGAGGTACCGGGGGTTAGTCTACCAACATTTTCCATAGTCCACTACCTCACTTTGTCTTGATATATCCTTTACAAAATAAGCACATAAAGGTTCCGCCTGGCCTGTTTCTAAAGGTACTGCTAATAACTGTCCTGGTTTAAGTTTAGGAAAGTACCATTTGACATCTTGATAGATATCAATGATTTCAATCTGTTGAAACTCGGGCTTAAAACTGCTGATAGGGTTAAAGCAAAATACACTAAATCCTCGATCATTAATACTAGTCAATGGTACAACTTCTAGGTCACCTAGATCTGGTTCTCCGATCAGCACATGCCAATCAACAGGCATTTTAATCACACTGGTACCTATTCGAAGTACCAGTGCAGGACTGTTAAAACTTTCTAAAAAAATTAAGGGTATATAAAAGTAGTCGGGAGTTCTTGCATCTGAGTTATCAAGTACTGCAAATCTCAAATCCTCAACTTCATCTGGAATTTCATTTAGCTCGTAGGCTGTGTTGTCTAGTGTAAGTATTCTCATTGTTGTAAAAGTAAAATTGCTGCTCGTTCTTGTGTGGCAAAATCTGTGTGAAATGAATGAGATTCATTGGGGTTGTTACGAGCATATTCATATATGCAAAAATTTCTCGGTAGTACTTGATATTGAATGTCGTGTCGTTCCAACTGACTGCACCAATATCCTATTGCCCACATATCTGTTGTGTGTTTTAAAACACTGTCATACATGTCTACAAAATATCTTTTAACTGTGGCTCTTCTTGCCTGTTCAATACGATATTTGTCTTGGGTATCCAGTTCCTCGCCAATTAGCGTAGGAATAGTATCACTTATATAATCACCATTACGAAAGTTTTGCAAACTCAAACCAAATAAACTGTCATCAGTCATTCGTAATTCTGTTCTAGCACTGTCAGTTGTGCCTATGATGACACGATTGGCACCAAGTTTAATAGCTTCTTCAATTTGAAAACAGATATCTATATTACCACAACCAGGTCGAGCTAAACTTATGGAGTTCATTATTTCACTAAAGTGACGACCCGGAGTACGAGGATCCGGTGCCATAAAACTATCACCGCAAAATACTATCATGATTACATCTCATAAGAAACATGGTTAGTTCTGCTTCGTTTCTAAAACTTATTTGTTTAAAATTAACTTGCTTTCCGCAGCCAGTTTCTTGACACCACCGAGCAATATCATACATATCGGTGCGATCTATCTGCACCCATTTTACACCATTACCTCTATCTTCAATTTGAAATGTCATCCCATTCCTTAGTAATTTCATTTAGTGTTTGAAATAAGATCTGGTGCACATACTCCGATAAATGATTTCCTACCGGTGAGTCACAAAGATCCCAAGGTTGGGAGTATTCTTCAGGCCAACATTTAAATTCTGACCAGTCCAAATGTCTCAATGGTCCTGGTATAAAAATGTATGGAATTTGAAGTGTTTCCAATAATCTCAGTCCGTCTTGTATTATATAGTAATTTTTAAAATTATCAATATCATTGTCGTATAGATATGAGAGATAATACTTTATTGCATTTTGCACATCAATATTTTGTTTGATAAATTCTAAATTTGTTGAAAATTCTACGCTACGCTTATGGTCCGCAATTATTTTATTATCATAACTTGATAAATTTATTTCAGCGATATCCGAGAAATTTCTAATCAGCTTTGTGTGATCAAATTTTCCTAAAGGTATTTCAAGCCTGCCACTTGCGGTTGCACCAACGATAACAAAATCTGGTTCAAAGCTTATAGCTTGATCAATTTGCATACGAATAGCAAAATTTGATGCTCCACTGTATGCAAGATTTGTGTAATTTAAATTTTTAATGATTGCATATAAGTCAACAAAATGTAAATTATGTTCATAATTCCAATCACTAATTTCATTTTTAAGTTTATCGCTTAGTTTTGTTTGTGAAAATTTTTCATAATCCGGCCAATCTTTTCCTTTTATTGACTGGTACTTATGAAAAGAAGATGTCATAAAGCTGCAACCGCATGCTACTAAATTTTTCATAATAAAAAGTTTTACGTTTTGTTAAATGTCTTTTGGAAAACTTACAGGTGCTATGTATATCCCAGAATCTGGAATTTTATTAAGCTCATAGGCTATATTGTCTAGTGCAAGTATTCTCATTGTTAAAAGTAAAATTGCTGCTTGGTCTAGTGTACTATAGATTTTATTCTTGAGTGTTTTGCAAAATTAGATGTGTTTTTTCAGCAAATTTTTTTTGAAACTCTAATCCTGTGTGAAAAACTGCATCACCCTGTGGGTGGCTATCGGCAAAGTCATCTAATTCGCCAAAGAGACAAATCATCTTTACCTTTTGTCTATGGGCTTCAAAACCCCAATATTTCAACATCCATGATTGTAAAACTTGATTAAAATCAGCATCAAACAAGTATGTTGTGTAAAATTTTATTGCCTGTTTTTGTTCATTGGTTAAATTATACTTGTTTTCTTTTGGATAGACTGTCCAACAATTGTCTTTATTTAAAGAAACTAGTACGTCGTCGACCACTGGGCTTGTTTGATCTCCTACAAAACTGCTGCCGCAACTACCGCTTACTAAATCTGTGTATCTAAAGTTTTTGAGGCCCATTTCTGGATCAAATTTGTCTATTGCAAATGCCATTCTTTCTGGATCAGTGGTATTAAAAAGAATTACTTTAGGCATTAATTTAAGCGCCTGCTCAATCTGGAAACAAATTCCCACATTGCTTATACCACCTCTAGCAAGATTTATAACATTGTAACCATATTGATTTTTTAAGATTTCACTAAAATGAGCGCCAGGATATCTTATATCAGTAGTCATCCAACTATCACCACAAACAACAACCTTGAAATCATGCGTGTTCATTGCCATTCGGCCTTTTCAACAGTGAATGGGTAGTTGGCTTCTTTGTAAAAAGTTTTACGTTTTGTCAAGTGTCTTTTGGCAAACTTACAAGTGCTGGTTATGTCCCAGATTTGAACATGATCTTTGTCTTCAGCTTTTCTAATGCCTCGCCCAATCGATTGAATAACTCTAACAAAAGACTTGCCAGGCTCAAGCAGAACAAGATTAAAAATGCGGGGAATATTAATACCAACAGCAGCAACACCGTAGGTAGCGATAATGATTTTATCTGAAGCTTCTGCCACTTCGTCATAATGTTCCTTGCGCTCCCCGGCTTTGGTTGCTCCCGACACAAATACACTACCAGGTAATCGTTCAGCTAGTGCTCGTCCTGCGCTAATTCTATCTACTAGAATAAGTGT